CGCCCGACCCATAAGACCCTTGATCTCAGTAGCGGTCGCACCAGCTGAAATCGAGATCTCATCAACGCCACCAAGAGCGGTACGGATCTCTTCGCGAAGTAAGAGGGTGTACCGGTTCATATCCCCATTAACGGGGTCCGGTGTCATATACCCCACGCGGTCGGAAGGCTCAACGTTCGCGATAATTCGCGGAACACGCAAACCAGAGCCCATACCAGCGCCAAAAGGCTCACTGACACGAGTCGATGGGCTGTCGGGACCGGCAAAACCAGACTGACTGCTGATTGTGGGGCGGAAAGTGCTTTGAGAATCGTTCGCTTCGACCAGATCGCTGCGAGGGCGCGAACTAATCAGCGTAGGATTGCCGAAAAACTCAATATTTTTAGCGATATTGCGAGTCAGCTGATCGTGTAGAACGATTTGCTCCATAAAAGGATCAAATTCGCCTTCACCTTCCGTGCCGCTCGCATTCGGTTTGTTTAAAACCTCTACTGCAGGGATAAATCCAAGATTATTTGGACGTTTTTTGGCAGGAGTAAGGACAGCTCCAGGCTCTAAGTCAAAACTAAGCTCAGTGTCCGTCTCAACTTCACTAATTTCGTCAGCAGTTATCGTCAAACGCACATAGCGCTTGTTTTGACCATAGCTATTACTAGGCAGACCTAAGTTAGCGTTCTTAACTTTATAGCTATAGACAATAATTACTTCTTCTACGTTACCGTTGACATCGTGATACACGCGATATTGATTCTTATTAAAGAAATAAATCTGATATTTAAGTTTTGGGTCGGGTCTAAAGTAAAACAGACCACACCCGTCGATTAAAAAGTTTCGAATAATCGCTGGAAAGCGAATATCGAGCTTGTTCAGAGCAATAACATCTTCCAAGAAGCGCGTACGACTCTTGAAAGTATCTTGATCACAGTAAAAAGCAAGACCCTTCTTAATCATCAGAAGGGTCATCTGCTGTAAGTGACTCAGAACAACCATCGTTGACGACTGGTTGCTCCGATCCTGAGTGCGTGACGCCTCTAAGATCTCGGTGAATCTTTTCCTAGTTTCAAGCGAGCTGGACATCTATACGCACAAGTGAGGGGATCCTTTTAAAGGATCATTTACGGAAGATGCTTTCCTTAGCCTTTTTAGCTTTAGCTTTGGCACGCTTCATGCTATCAGCGCCACCTTTAGCCTCCTCACCACTGGGAGCTTTCTTGGCTTCACGATCTGCTGCAAACTTTTTAAGCAGCTCAGCTGGCATACCTTTAGCCATCGGGAAGGAGGTACTTTTTTACTCTTTCCAGTTTAACCGCTTCCTTGGGTAAATCCTCGATAGGGTACGTGGTAATTAAATGATCCTGACGACCTAGCATGTCTGTATTGCCTTCGTCAGGCTCAAATTCTTCACACAGTTTCTGAACCTCTGGCCGATCCCAAATATAAGCCTCCGCGATTGACCTTAATTTTGTAAGACGCCTGTCAGAATCACCCATCCAAGAGAAGTGCCAGCCGGCGTCCCGCTTCCCAACGTAATAATTATTTTGTGTAGAACGCATAGAAGATAGCGTCCCGTAGTCTTTTAGCTGCCCCACGGTGCTTACCACGCCGCAACGCCAGTCGAATAACTCACCTTCAGGAGAGACGAGCTGCCTATCAGCGCGTCCATAGTGCATAGACATGCTTAATCTAACAACTTTATCTTTATGCTCTTTAACAGCCTCAATTACTTCCGGGAGTTTGTCTGGGTTTGTAATCTCGTCACAGTCTGAGCAAATAAAAATATCCTCATCATCCATAAGATGTAGACCGACACCAAGCGCATCTCGCTGACCCCTTTCACGAATCCAGGGATCAGAAGCCTCCTCCATAGAAGGAAGCTCGACGTGCATAACTTGGATTTTCTCTTCCGGGAGCCCTAGCTCTCGAATAGTTTCTAAACAGGTAAAGGGCTTCAGCTCACCAGTTGCGTGAGTCCTGTTGGCATCAGTGATAAGAAACCCGTCAACGTGGTCTTCAAGAGTCCGAATACGGAGCTCAAGAAGTTCACGCTCATTAAAATATGTAAAGCAATCTAAGAGCACAGTGAGCTTTAGAAGGTCTCACTATATTAACTCAATCTCGCTCTTGCAGGTACTTTGCGACTTTGTGTTTTGCTCGCATGAGCGAGTTGCCGTTTGCTTGATCAAGCACAGTTCCACCATCTGGGGCCATCCCGGTGTACTGATCGTTCGGGGGCGCCGGAGCTTGAGGTTCTGGTGAGTAGCGGTAATCAGTCTCTTCATCCGCCACGCCTTCGGCAAAAGCATTGGAGGAAGGTTGGTTTGCGCGGCGCTGCTCGTCTGCAGCACGCATATTCATTTGATATGCCTTAGCAAAACCAAATGCAGCCTGAGTGTAAGGATCCATCAGTAAAGAACGAATACGCCTTCAACAGTCCCGCTGATAAGAGCAGTACAAGCAATAGGAATAAGGGTATTACCCTCTAAGTTAACAGCAGACGCGTGCTGACCCGGAGCATCGGAAAGCTCGACAGTCAAGTAATCTTTGCTCGATGTTGCTTTTGCCTCGATAAAGATCGCACGGCAGGTGGGAAAGTTTTTACGACCAGCAGCGGGAGCCCAACCAAAGCCACTTGCATAAGGCAACACTGAAGTCTGCCCATATACAGAGCCGAAGGCGCGGATATCCATATAAAAGAACTGTTTCGTCTATCTTAACTTGCCGTGGGATCCTTTTCCAAGTAGGAGATAAGGCGATCCAGGTACCACCGGGCTTTCTTGAGGTCTTCAGTGCCGTTTTTAAACTTCTCTCGGGATACATACTTAAGAACATTCATCTTGCATCCGCCGCAAAACTCTTCAGGAGTCAGGCAGGACTCCATATAGTCGATAGTTTCTATAGTTCCCTGTGTGTAGTGATTAGGGTGGTTAACCGAGTCGTTCATTCTTTGAAGAGGAGGTAAGCCGAGGTCAGATAGGGTCTTCAATTTAATTGAATCAACACGAAGCATAACCGAACATTTCCGTGACATCCAGGACAGACCCTAGCTTGTCTTCTAGTTCCTTACTGTACTTAGTGTCACAGTGCTCAACTAGGCCGCAAGAGGCGATCTGTACTTTGTCGTGATTTTTCACGATAGGCACAACCCGACGATGCTCCTGTCCAGGGAGTAGGTTTTCGAACGCAAGGCCCATAGAACTTCTGTCAGCCAGCGGCCAGCAACGAAACTGGGTAAGTTCAAAACTTTTTAAAGGATCAGAACTAATAGAAGCTATGTATTCCTCCGCCATGTCCTGATCCAAAATCATCATCCCCATATAAGGGTTACCTAAAGAAACAAATCCGACAAAGTCGTCTAAGGGTGTCAAATAAGACTCAACACAATAAGGACGTTCTCCCCAAACATCGCGCGTCAATCCATTGAGCTGCCAAACACGATGGTTATCAAAAGGCACTCGTTTAGGCCCGTATACCTCGTAACGACAGAACCCAGGTTCAAGGTTCAAAGCTTTTAACTTGTCTTTATATAAGAACCAGTAGAGAAAGTTGTCATTAGAAAAGACCATATCGTTTTCTGTATACACATAGAAGTCATAATACTTATTTCTAACTGCTTCACGTAGTAGATCTTTATGCGCCCAAGTGAGAGAAAAACCCTCATAACGCTCAGAAGCAACTATTACATTAAGAGCATTGAGAGCTACATTCGGTTCTAGTAAATCCTTTAATACAGCCGCATCCGCCTCATGCGCAGCGTCGATATAGATAAATACATCCTTCTTACCGGGTAAGCTCTCATAGCCACGAAGCGTTTTTAAGAGAACGTCAAAACGCGAGAGCGGATCGTGCGCGGTTACGAAAATTAAAAATCTAAAGTCCTGCATTAGTACTCCATTTCGAAATTACCGCGACGCTGCAAGAAACACACTAAGTGTGTGTAAGCGTCTAAAAGGTCGTCATGAGACGTCGCACCAATATTAATGAGCTGATCGAACAGCGCATCGAACTTTCGATATCGGTTAAAAACTACTCTCTTATTCTCAAGAAGGCCCAGAGTACCTCTGAACCTAGCGATCTTATCTCCACGGAAACCCTTGACCTCGTGGATATGAAGGTTCCCTAAACCCCACTCATTAAGCATGACCCTTCGTAAGTCTGCAGCAAGAGAAGCTTGGTAAGCGACAGATTCAACCACTAGAGAACAGGTGGAGTAAGTAGGGAAGTACTTACCCTCCGTATCCTCTTGAAGAATTCCCCACTCCACGAGCATTTTGCACAGCAGATCTATCTTTTCTAGATTTCCTATGGAGCGCACCTGGTGCGCGTCAATAATATAGTACTTATCTTTTAATCTACCGCCTAACACAAAGGCAGTGTAATCAGAGGTTTCGTTTTTGCTAGCCGATAGGTCGATACCTACAGCGAGACTATCGAATTCTGTAACAACATCACCCTTAACGAGTAAATCTGGTGAAAGGACCAGATCAGATGTCATAACAGGCTGTTGCTGGTACTGGAATGCAAACGCAACAGGATCAAGTTCTTTCTGTCCGAGCAAATAATCGACGGACCACTGCTCAGGCCAATAACTGACTGGCTCTCCATCATCGTCATAAGTAAGAGCTTCCTGCTGTACTTGCTTCCACCCTTTATCGGGAACAAACATCGTTTTATGTATGTCTAACGGGTGGAACCGGGTTCCCAGGCAGATAGCACGACCCCCTTCAAAAATAATCGGCGCGATAACCGAGCTCCAGTTATTATTCATCTCTTCTCTAATAGTAGGGTTTTTAATGTCAGTGCTGGACTTGATAGGGTCATCCACAATAACAAGGTGTGCACGCTTAGACGTAATAGAGCCTCTAAGACCAGCGGCCCTCAGAGTAAATTCTTCGTCGCCCACACGGCTAATCCCTGCATAATCAAAATCGATACTCCAACCAATATCAGACTGCATACCAGAGCGCAGTTGAACTTTTGGAAAAATCTTCCGATACGTTGAGGAGTCGATGATCTGCTTAATAATTCGACTTTTCGGTATGGCCGTTGCGATGTTGTAAGAACAGTAAATAATCTGAAGAGGTAAGCCTGCTGTTGTATGTCGACCAATAATCCAAGCAGTAAACATGTTAAGCACAGTGCTCTTAGCGCTACCGCGAGGAGCCAAAATATCTAGATTAGGTCCAGCAATATCCAATAAGTACCTATTGCTTTCACCTGTAATCAAGTGCTTGTGCCACTCCAGCATGTGTGTAGCTGGAGCTTTATCCATAATCGTACAGAATGTATGGAAATCGTCTGCAGCTCTTAAAAAGATATTATCGATAGCAGAGCTCTCAGAATCTATAGCCTTAGCTGCTCTTAATTTAAGTGCACGACGGTACGCAAAAGTTTCTCTACTTGGCATGTTTCTCTAAAAAGTGTCTGTATACTGTTAGCAAGATTCTACCGCCAAATGGCAAAAATTCTTTGGTACGGCGACATTCTTTCTAACACAGGTTTCGCTAGAGTATCACATAGTATTTTAGAGCATCTGGCTCGCACAAACGAGGTTGTAGCTTTCGGGATCAACTACACAGGAGACCCCCACGATTTGCCTTTTAGGGTCTACCCCGCTGGGACAGTAAATCCTTCAGATCGCTTTGGTATCGGCAGGCTTCCGCAGGTAATCGAAAAGGAAAAACCAGATTTCGTTATTTGCTTAAACGACATTTGGATCGTCAACCAAGTGTGGGAAAGGATTCACCTACTCAAAGACTCGATTAAATTTAAATTTATAGCTTACTTCCCTGTCGATTCTGAGTACTACGTGAGCTCTATGCTCTCGTATATCAGTGACTGGGACTTTGCCATTACGTTCTCGATTGAGCAGGCTCAGCGACTGATGGCACAAGGCGCTAGACCGAAACTGCTGGGGGTGGTACCTCACGGCTTAGATGAGGGCAAGTTCTTCCCGATTGATCAAAACGAAGCGCGTCGAATGCTTCGTTTGCCTGAAGATAAATTTATTGTTCTTAACGCGAATAGAAACCAGCCGCGTAAACAGATAGATCTCACGATTAAGGCTTTTGCTGAATTTGCAGTTGATAAACCAGATACTCTTTTGTACCTCCATATGAGCGAAAAAGATCTCGGCTGGGATGTGCGAGCTTTATTTGATACTGAGATGAAGAGAAGAAATCTTCAGTCTGACAACCGTCTAGTTATGACAACGAGTAATATCGATTACATCAACGCACCGCCTGATGAACTTTTAAATAAGATTTATAACGCCTGCGATGTAGGTATCAACACCGCAAATGGAGAGGGCTGGGGATTAGTTTCTTTTGAGCACGCTTCTTGTAGAAAACCTCTTGTCCTTCCCAACCACACGTCGTTCTCTGACATTTGGAAGAACAGCGCGTTGCTAGCAAATGTCGCAGCGTGGATTTACGACAAAGATTTGAGTGTTGAAAGAGGAATCGTTGATGTGAGCGATGCTGCTTTAAAACTTACTGAACTTTACGAAGACAAGACATATAGAGAGCGCGTGGCTGAGAAGTGTTACCAAGTTACGCAAAATCCCGCTTATCGCTGGGACCGGATTTCTGAAGCATTTAACAAGGCCATGGAGGAACTCAGCAAGTGACTCAATTTCATCGCTATCGCACCTACAACAATCGAGTTGTACAACGTGCTTTCGCCCCGACAAAATCAGGATTTCCGTCTGTCTTCGATCAAGCCTGTGACATTGGAGGGACATTTACTCGCATAACCTCCGGACTACCTGAAAAAAGCTTCGCTAATTTCAGTCCCTGTGTGGTTAGTCACAGGGGATCAACATTGATCGCGTGGAGATCTCAGCCTGAGCATTTTGTTTTCAGGCACGATATGAAATACTTTTACTACAACAACACGCCGACAGATATTTGGATCGGTCAGCTTTTAGCTGACGACACAATTATTGCTCCAAGAAAACTTATCGACAAGAAACACCGGCTCAGCTACGAAGATCCGAGAATCTTTATTTCTCCGGACGACAGCTTGCTCTGTCAGTTTGTAACCAGCACATACGCGACTAAATGGGATAAGACTAATCACAAAATGATTAAGTCCCCCAAAGTCTGTACTGGTGTCGTTAACGAATTTGGTTTACTCGAAGATAAGTTCTACCCTCCTATCGGAGATAATCACACTCCGGACAAGGCTGAAAAGAACTGGTGTTTCTTCTCGGATCGAGATTCTTTGCGTCTGTTGTACTCGACTCAACCCATTGTGATTAAAACTCCTGGCGAACAGGACAAGGTAATTGATGCCAGTTGTCTGAAAAGAGTTACAGGCGACCACCCGACTTTCAACTCGACTGCGCCGATCCTCGTTGAAGACGAATGGCTGGTGTTTTATCACTGGAAGTTTATGTGCCACGAGCTCGATAAGCGCCCCTATCTGATGTACTCGTTGGGTGCTTATTGTCTGAATAAGGATCTGACAAAGATCACGCGCATGATGCACGAACCTCTATTTGTCGGTTCAACTAATGATCACTTGGTCACTTGGACAGATGCCGTTGGTAACGATATCTCAAATCAACCGGCCTGCATTCTCCCCTTTGGTTGTTTTGAAGATAACGATGAGCTCGTCATGTCACTAGGTGTTAATGACTATTTTATGGGTGTTTTTAGGACTCCTGTGCTTAACGTGTTATCTTTAATGGGGCCCGTCGAATAAGGGGTTCCCTAACACCCCTAATATTCCTAGAAGCCAAGTCGGGTCAGAAGGTAGGTCTCGATCTACCTTCGCAACATTAGCTCTTCTCTTCTTTTTCGATCGTGCTCCACACAACGATCGAGGCGTCTTCTAGTAGCGAATAAACCGCAGGAACATCTTCAAAACTATTCATAAGCTCACGCATACATCGATCAGCCCCAGCTAAAAGCAGCCCACGACGATCTAGTCCGTCAGTTAATTGACGCACCGCTTGAATATGAGAGCGGATTTCCTTCTGGAGGACGGCAATCTTCGTAGCCGCTGTGGCGTGATCCAACATTCCCGTAAGGGTCATTTGCCTTACGTTGTGTAGATCTGTCTTCATCGCGTCAATCTCGATGAGGAGGATCTTTCGTAAATCTTCTTTCGGATATTTCTCGTTAACCCAAGCCGTTAGATCTGCAATCGAACCGTTATAGCTTGGCTTTAAAAAGCGAGCATAAAGGTAAGCCTCAATATCGCTAGTCGCGTTCTTTGCATAGTGCTTAAACGCGTCTTGCTGAGACTTATCTAAAGAGCTAAGCCAGCCGCCAACGGTTGTTGAATCTCCGATAGTAGATTTAATCACGCAAACATCCGAGTACCAGCAAGTGCTTGGTTAGCGCCAAATTGCTTTAAGGCAAGTTGGCCTTTGGTCGCTGCTTTAGTGCGGGCGAGATCTCCAAGCGTACGTACTTTATCTAATTGAGCTGCACTTTCAAACTGCTGAGCACCTAAAGCGAGTCGCCCTTCATTCTCGGCACGAGTTTGATAGACGCTATTCAGCGTTTCAGCTTGGTTCCTGGCTACATCACCACGCAGCTGTTCTTGATAAGATTTAACTCCGAGATTAGTCATCCCGAGCTGGTTAGCGAGAGCGTTCTCGCCGGCTAACGCAGCAGAACCTGCTTGAGCTAGTAATTGAGGTGCTTGAAGCTCCGTGGAGAGCCTGGCCTGTCCCAAATTATATAAAGTGTCCCCTCCAAGTTTGCTAAGATACTGAGCATTAGAAGCCTGCAACGTGGCGTCTTTCTGAGCTCGCTGAAGACCTTCCGTCAGCATACTCAGCTGAGCAGACGCTTTAGTCGAGGCTTCTTGGCCGATTGCTCCCGCAAGAGCACCTTGTAAAAGACTTAACCCTTGGTAGGTAGCAGTTAAAGGGTTATTTTGCGCAGCCATTTGAGCGGCAAACTGCGCGTAAACATCGCCGGGTTGGGATCCTCCGCCTCCTCCGCCGCCTCCGAAAAGGCCGCCGAGTATGGCTCCCGTGCCTGCAGAAGCAATTCCACCAGCAATAGCAGCACCGATAGCGGGAAGTGGCATGACTAGGAGATAGTAGAACGGGGAGCAGTGAAGGCAGCGGCGCCTTGCTGGGCAAAGTTTGCCCCGGCTTGCAGAACGTTAGGGTTAGGCATACCTGCTGTGTACGCCAGATTCATCATGCCTTGAGCAATCATCGCGTCAGCTTTAAGCTGTGCTTCAGTGATGCCTTGCCACGCGGAAATTGTGTCACTTTCGATCTTGCGTCGAGTTAGCTCGCGACTTTGCTCGATGCCAGCGATTCGACTTAATTCCTGCTGACGTTCCCAATTAGCTTGGTCGATGGCTGCTCGTTGAGCATAGAGAGCCGGATCAAGAGATTTTTCAGCAAGAGTTTGGCGAAGCAGACGATCCGCTGCCATCTCTTGCAGAAGAGCTGCAGCTTGCGCGTCAGTTGCACCTGTTTGAGCTTTAATTTGCTCTAAAGCGTACTGATGCTCTTGGCGAGAAAGCTCTAGCTGACGCTGAAAATCGCGATCTTTCTCTGCACGACGATCCTCAGGGCTCTCACCCAGTCCGCCAAGGATTTTCCGAGCGCCATAATCAGCAGCAGTACCTGCAAGAGCAAGACCACCTAGACCAAGAGCGCCTTTTAAGACTTTGGCTGCTAATGGGTTCATCAAACTGCCCTCGCTGCTTCTTGAATAGCTGGATCAATATTAGGACGAGCCAGATAACTTTCGAGAAACTGTTGGCCTAGATTAGAAGCTGCTTGAGCACCGACACCGGCCGCTTGAGCAATAGCTGGGACCACGGCGCGAGGAACACTTAACTGCTCCTTCGCGTATTCACGGGCGCCTGCTTCATCAGCGGATTGGCGTAACTGAGCTTCGCGTTCACGAATGATCGCATCCGCATCAAGCAAGGGCAAGTTAGCTCCAAAGTTATTAAGCATCGAACGCCGGAAGTTTTCACTCGCGACGTACTTCTCGATCTCCTTGACATCCTGCAAGGTGATCATATATTTGCTGCCAGACGAGCCTTGAGGTGCACTAGGTTCGATAGCACCAGAAAGGCCGCCTATCAAGCCTTGAGCACCCATCAGAGCGGCGCCACCCAAAATCTCTTGAGCTAAACCGCCAAGGGTTAAGCCGCCAAACTTACCAACTGCAGGAGCGGGACTGGCCATAAATTAAAAACCCCCAGGGTTGTCGTACTTAGTGCCACTAAGGGGCTTCTTAGCTAATTTTATAGGATCTTGTAGGTTATTAGTGTCTAAACCACGCTCCATCTGCTGTGGAGAAGGTAAAGAAGCAGTCTGCGGAAAATTACTTTCCATATAAAGACGCATAAAAGTATTAGCGTCTAGATCCGGAGAGAGCTTCCTGACGTCACGCTCCCTCAGTTGTCTTTGGCGGGCGTTTAATTGCATCAGCTTAAGGGCTGGAAAGCGCGAGAGGGCTCAATTCCATTGGAGGAGGGAGCATTCAACACACTGTAATTAGAGCCTAAATTTGGTGTGTCGTACTCAAGAGGGCGCTGGGAGGACAATCGATCAGATTCTTCGTCTTCCTGTTGAGCTAATTGCTCAAGAAGCATTATTACAATCTGGAATTCGTCAGGGTCAAGGGACTGAATAAGCTCCATTAAGTAAGCGTCTTCGTGAGGCCGCTCAGGCTCAGTGCGTAATCGCGATGCAAGCTGCGCTCGCTGCATCGGCATTGTGTTATCAGGGTATCCGTTTAAAGAGTGTGTGGATCCTGTATAAAACCCGCCGGGCTCCATTCCTGGCATAGGTGGCCGACCTTGGCCGAACCGACGAATCACTTCAGCTGTAGCAGGCGCCGCTGCTGCTTGCTCGGCCGGAGTCTGAGGGACAGGCAGCCCTAAAATTCGAGCAGCTAATTCGTAATCGGCTTTAGAAAACACCGGACACAACCACGGCTGATTCTTCTATATTACCTCGAATATCTAAGATATCGCCAGGCAAACAACTCAGAGTCACACAGAGCTTCTCCAGTACATCGGGAGACGGTATATAGGCAGGGTCGCTATAAATCTTTCTTGTCGTAGTCGGTGACAAGTTGGCTCGCTTGCTTAAAGCAAACGACGACAAGTTGTTTGTATCCAGAACATACTTAAGTTTATTGATTAGCCGATTCCCGCCTGTATGCGAAGAGTAAAAAGGCATACTACTTAAACTGGGCTGGGTTAATTTTAAACTCAGACGGAAGACTGTACGAGTCGATAAGACTGTTGCAGCTCTCCGCTGTTAAAGCGTAAATATCTTGTATGCTACAACCCGCCTGTTTAGCCCATAGCGTAGATAATGCTTTAACGTTACACAAAAGAGGACGACCTTCGTAAACGGAACATCTATTACTCTGTAGGTTTATACAAGTTCCTGAGTCATCCCAAGTAAACGGAAAGGTCTCAGCTGCTATGCGCACGATAGAACCTTCTGGGAATTTAAGCGCGTCTGTGTGTATGTTCCGAAGATTTTTGCAACAGAGCGAGCAGCCAGTACAAGGAAACTCATCCATATCAGAACCCTAAATGTTTACGACGAACAAAGTCCAAATCGTATGTGGTGAAATCAATAGGTAATTCAGGAACATTAAAAGGTGTTTTATGAGTCTCGCCGTCTACATGAGCTTGCCACGCTTCTCCCCACTTCATGTGTAAATATCTCTTGTTTAACTCGTGAGCAACGTGGACCGCGACCTGAAGATTGGGTTCAGAACGCCAAGTCTGAGAACCATCGGAGTAATCTTTTTTACTGCCGTGGTAGTAGCCGTGATCAAGAGTCAAAACCCGTTTTAAGTTATCGTGAATAAAACGCATACCATAATCCATATCCTCGCAGTAACCAGGGTATAAGTTTTCATCAAAAAGCCCATACTTATTTACAACCCAATCTTTGAGTAAAAAAATATCCCAGCCGCCGCCAGACCCGTGCACGGTAGCAACCTCTTTATCTTGAGCTTTCTCACTCATCTCTTGCAAAAATCCAGGCTCAAACATAACGTCATGATTTGATATAACCCAGTACGGTGCTTTCATGAAGCACTTAATAATTAAATTCCAGGCACCGGAACATCCGATATTCGCAGGCATATGGGTGACATGAACTTTCTTTACGAACGGATTCGACAGATTACGAACACTTTCTACGGCATCCGTAATCTGACCACGTCCGTTGTTATTGACAACAAAAAAGTTATCGACAGGATAGTCGATGCTCATAAAGAGCCTGTGTAGCCAGTACGGATTATTAACGATTGCAGTGCCGAGAACGGGGATTGACTCCGCCATTTGATCTATAGCTTATGTCAGTATGTTATCAGAATAATTCCTTAAATAGATTGCACCCTCTAGCTTCCTCGGTTTGAGCTTCAGGTATGTCGAACGAGCACCCATGAGGTGTCATGTGAATACAGTCACAGCAGGGTATCTCTGGGATCTCTTTGACAACTGGAGGAACAACTGTGGCTTTCGAAGACCCAGGGACTACTTCAAACACGGCATCTCTAATAAGAGCAAACTTAGAACGGAGCATACGAAGCTCTTCATAACTCTCAGCAGAAATCTCGTGCATAGTTTGTCTGTAATCACAATTTAAACATTTATACCTTCGTCGTGTTCCTTCAAAAGTCTTTCTACTCTCGATGACCTTGAATTTGTGGCTGCTGCAGGCTGGACACTCTTTCGTTGCGTGGTAGGCATAAAATCCGCTTAGTTGAACCTCAGTGTGCTTTTTATGCTGTGGCGCCATGATGAAGTGATTTAATGCTGCAGGTGGGACTCGAACCCACATGAGATAAACTCAACGCATTTTAAGTGCGCAGCGTATACCATTCCGCCACTGCAGCGGCGTACGGACTGTAGCAGCTAACTAGCCTGGTGCACGGCCCTCGTCGGATTTTTTCCAAGTTTTGTCACCAGGCAGCGGCTCGGTTCCGTACTCAAATGTGTCGTAGTCATCCTCATTACGAGGATCTTCCAAAAGCACATAATGCGTAGTTTCCTCCTCGATAAACGACTGCAGGTTTGAAATTGCTTGCGCAAGCAGAGCTTCTTCTTCTGGAGTGAGTTCTTCTGGGGTCGTCATGACGATCAGTACCTATAAACAGGGTAGTAAGTGTTTGCCCATTTACGGCAGATCAAGGAGTCATACCTTCCATTTACTTCATATTGACCGCGCTCGCACTCGGTTACCAGCTCTTGGAACTTCTGCTTCATAACCCGCTGTTCATGGTGGTTCTTCATGACGTAGGGCATGAACCCTATGCAAGCTCCGATCAAACAACAAAGAGATATATAAGTGGGTCCTTTCCAGACGAGTGTCGCCCAAACGGCGTGACTTGATTTGATGTTGATGTTGGAAGTCATGTGAGTCACCTAGTGACACAGCCATCATACACACCCAAGCTGGTCGTGTCAAGAAAATACTGCTACGATGCTGACACATCAAAAATACGGCGATGACCACGGCAAGCAAGCCTAGTTTTAAGGACTTGATGGCGCAGCTCGGCAATGAAACAGCTGCCGTAGCCCCCGTGGTACAGATCCAAGGCAAAAAGAAGCTTGACGATCGATATACCTTTAACCAAACCTGGTTCGACGCGCTCTTAAACACCGATATGGTGTTATGCACCCGTGATGAAGCTAAAGATATTCGCCTAAACCCCGCTGAAAAGCGTCAAATTGTCGAAATTGGAGTCTATGAGGGCGCCTCTAGTTGCTTTTGGTCTGATTTTTACCTCTCTCACCCCGAATCTCGCCTAATTTCGATCGATCCGTTCACTGGAAGCTCTGAGCATCACGAAAAACCAGAAAATTACCCGGAATTAGCGCAGATTGAGCTCACCGCTCGCGGGAATATCGCTAAATCTGACAACGCAGCTAAAATTGAAATAATTAAAGGTCTCAGCTGGGACGTTTTCCCTGAACTGAACCGTCGAAATGGGGGCGAACCCTGGATTGACGTCCTTTATATCGACGGTGCCCACGACCCAGCTTCCGTAGCTCGCGATACAACCCTGTACGTGCCGATGGTGAAGAGTGGGGGCGTCGTGATCTTTGATGATTATGGCCATCCTGATGTTCAACGCGGTGTTGATGGAGCTCTTAATGCGTTCGCTGCAATGAAAACGGCAATCTTTACCGGATGGCAGCTCGCTTGTCTTGTCGCATGAACGAAAAAGACGTCTGTCGGACCTGCAAATTCTTTAGACTGACACACGACGCCGAAGTTAATGCGGCTGGGGAGTGTCGTCGGTTTTCTCCAGTGCCCGAGTACAAGCAGTCGGCGCTTCACCCACGGGCTGTTTGGCCTCTTGTTAACGCCGACAAAGATTGGTGTGGGCAGTTCAAACCAATCAAATCAAATCTCAAACGAGACACATGAGATTGGCGCTTAAGGGGTTTCGGCCCGCGCCCCACACCTTTCCCCACTAGCAGCTTGTCGCGCAC